CAAGTGATGAAATACCTCGAATGGCGAGGGCTTTCTTTTTCCTTTCTGTACAGACATTTAATACCTCATTTAGTATCTGCCCCCTCGGGAGGGGGCATGATTTAAGATTATCCCTTGATAGAGAAAGCGGGGCGAACGCCACTAGAGTCAGAAGCGCCGGCGGAGCCCGCAAGACCGTCGCTGGCGACAACCGCAAAATAAGCAGACGAACATACGTCGCGCAACCACCAATTGCTTCTAGTACAAAGTTTATCGGGCGCGAACGCAAACAGAGCAAACTGTGAATTGTCGATTGTATAGTTTGCGGGAATTGTTGCACCCAAGCTGTTCTCTGCTGTGAAGATAGGACAGCCATAAACATTGATTTCGTTCATGAGTTCAACAGTTGAATCGTACCATGAACCTCCGCTTGGATAACCGCTAGTAACAGCATTAGTAAGATACTGTCTGTGGCTTAATACGTGACCGTTAAAAGCTGTGTTGATAGTGCTCTTTGCCGAATTAAGATTTGATGTATACATAGCTGAACCAACATAACCACCTGTGGTAACATTTGATGTATTCATCTGTGCGTCATAGAGCTTGTTGTCGGGAACGAGAGTAACATGATGTGTCGTGCACTCTGTATTACCCTTATGCAGATAATAGTCAAAGTGTGCGATACGATAGTTAACACCGCCTATTGTCCAATAATCACCGATGAACATATCATCGAATGTACCATTAGAAATAGCTGTGTACTGTTCTGCGCTTACTGCGCTTCCTAAACTCTTTCCTCTGTATACAGAGTTGTGGAAACCCGCATTATCGAAGTCGCTCTGTCCGAGCATTGACTTGATAAGGTCATCGAAAGTTATTTTTCTAGCTCCGTTAGTACCGTCGATGACGAATACGTCGTTATCATCGGGTGTTCCACTTGGTAAACCTGTGATTCTCATTTAGATTCCTCCTTTTATCTCAACTTGATATACAAATCAATATTTGTATCGTCCTCGTCTGTAATATATTCACCGTCTTCGTCCTCGAAATTCGTAGTAACGAATCCGATAAGAAGTGCTGTGATGATAGCTTCGAAAGCTTCATTGACAGTATTGTCACCATACAGACCGATATTTTCCGCTGTCTTGTCTTTTAACAGAGTGAGCTTTGACAGCGCAGTTCCTACTACTTGGCAACCGCTGTTGTTGAGCGAAATATCAACAGTTGCAGTTCCCGCAAGTAGCTGTTCTCTCCATTCCGCGAATGTTTCGGGAATCGAGGTCGGAGCTTTTAGATACCTAGAAGTTCCGTTTGCAAGAATCGTTGTATCTTTCATGCGTTCCTCCTTTTTGCGTTATAGTCCGCAAGATTCAAGATTTGTGTAGACCCTAGCAACAGAAGTTCTCTGCGCTATGTCATAAAGCCCGCTTTGCAACACGTCCATTGTGTTGTCTATAAGAAGCAAAAGTGATTCAATCGCGTTCATTTCCGCAAGTGTCAAATAATTGAGGTCTGCGGGAATAGTTGGAGGATTTGTCAAAGTGAGTATCGACTTAAGGTTTGCTAGGTCGGATAAATACCTAGATACCTGTGCGGGAGTTGGTACATCACTTGTTGTCCAATCGCGTTTCGGTGACACGTTCACATCATGAGGGTCATACGGTAGGTCATAGATGTCATCATCTGCAACGCCTATACTCTCGATATATGTGAGAAGCACCGTCGGGAAGTTTATGAATCTGTCCCCGATATATTTCGTGGCTTCTCCAACGCGGTTGAGGTCGCTTGCGTTATAGCAAGCCCTCATTCCCGCGAGCCACTTATTCTTTTGAACGTCCGTGCCATTAAACTGTAGCACGTTATTTGCGTCCACATACCATAGCGCGCGTAACTGATTGTATTCAGTAATGTCGCTTTGGTTTCTGTCTGTAATTAAAGTATTTATTACACTCATAACAATCCTTTCACGACGACTTTGCCCGACAGCGCACCGCTATAGTCTATTTCGTCTACTAATACAAGCCCGTTTATGAGTTCCGAGAACTCGGTTTCAAGACCTATGATGTCGCCAACTTCCACTTCGGGGTTTCCCCTGTAGCTCTGCGTATAAGTATTTCGTAATGAAAGATACGTATTAACTTGGTTAAACAGAGCGTCCGCAAGTGTATGCGATGTCACAAGCAGATTATCTTCTTCATCGTCCTCGCCCTTGCTGTTAACAGGATATGTAATAACGGTTGAATTATCCGTCATAGTTTTTCCCGTAATGAGCACGGTTTTTGTCCCCGCGGAAAGAACCAAATCCACCGCCTGTCCATATATCGTTTGGCTAACTATAGTCCCGCCCGTTACCGTAATGGTAATATCATCAGCAAGTGCGAACTCTGCGTGAAGATTTGTAGCGGTAGTCGTACATTCGAACAGGTCGTAAACATTATCCGATTTCGTAAGGTCATGCTTTGTAACAAGTATGTTCCGAACTCTAGGTAGCTTCTCCACCGTCTGTGATAGGTGAGAGATTGAAGTGAAATCTAGGTCAAAGTTTGTTTCCCTATAGTAGACCTTATTTATCCTCGAACGCGAATATGGTCTGTCATAAGAGGTAACTATGATTTTATTTACATCGAGTGCGTCATTGCATACGCATGAATAAACGTAATCATCGGGCTCATAAGTATGACTAGTGACTAGAGTGCTGTCCGAATAGTAATCAATCTTGACCTTTAGCGGATAGCTTTCAAGCACTTGGTCGAATATGAGAGAAACAACAGGCAAGTCGTGCTTAACTTCGAAAGTTCTCTGCCATGTGTTCGATACACCGTTTACACCGCTTATGAGAGAAACGAATCCCTCATTGTGTCTATCGTAGGTCGGAAGTATTACCTGTTTAGTTCCTCCGAGCCAACGGTTAAGTTCGAGTGTAGCGTAGGTATCATCATTGAACGTTCCGTTATTTACCTTTTCCCAAGATGACCATTCCTCATGTCCTGTATCGGAAAACTCACCCTTATACCAACCGTCGATAGTAACTCCATAAGGTTTGATATGTATGATATTATCGTCATCGGTATAAAGTCTGCACCGTGCGACATGGGCTATGAGTTGCAGACAGTTGGCGTAGCTATCAATCGGGAGCACCGCGTCTGTGTACATAGTCTTTAGGGTATTATCAACGTCCCACGGATTAGTACCTAGCGGTGTTAACGGAAGATTAGCGTCCGTCAAAATATCTATTGCCATGTCATAAAGGTTCTTCGTACCGAGTTTAGATTTGTAGTACGTACCCGTCATTGCACCGATAAGACCTGTGCCCGAAAAAGTGACCTTATTGTCTGCCCACTCGGGAACATCGGAAAGGGCGTATGTATCGGGGTGCAACCACTCGATACTACCCGCACCGTCAACGTCATATCCGTACTGCACTATGATAGGCGAATGAATGTCTAGATAATCGTAGACACCGTTTGGATTATCGGGGTCATATACATGGTCGAAATCTTTGATAACAAACTGTAGCTGTTCATCGGGAAGTCTACGTGACAGCGGGTCAACATCGTGCATTTGTGTAGCGGATATGATGTCGTCGTTCGTGTATACCATTTCGATACCGTACATAGCTCTTTCAAGTCGAGGTCTATGATACGGAAGCATTGTAAGGAACATTACCCTAATCTCATCTATATCGGTAGCTTGGAAGATTACCTCGCATTTTGAGTTTTTCGGATTTACTATCTTGCTATCAAGCAGAGCGTTCTCCCCGTAATAGTCAATCCTCATTGCGTATGGATAATCATTCTCTCGAGTATCGAACTTGAATGTCATACCGATAAACGTATGTACATCTGTGAACTCTCGAATGATAATCGTATTATTTGGGCACTCTCCGCTTGCTCCCGAGATAGCAGAAGATATGAAACCGTCGTTACGCGCGCTTCCGTCGTAAATTACTTGGTTGCTTCCCGCCACCCAACGGTTAAGTTCTAGCGTTGCTATATTAGACGCTCCATAGTTATAGTCATAATCAAGCGTTTCAACCTCACTCCACGGCATACCGCTTCCGTCCCATTCGCCCTCGCTAGAAGCGGAGGTGTCTATGTTAGAGAATGAAATCTTCACATAGCTTCTATTACGGAAGATTTTTGCCATAGATTTTTGGTATGCTCTAGTGTAAGTTTTCATTTATTCCCCCGTATCAACAAAGTTGACTTTGCAGTTGAAAAAGCATTTCGGGCTTCCGTCATCGTTATAGAAATGAGCTCCTACGGGATAATCAAAAGTCCTGTCACTTGGATAAGCGGTGATAGTCCTAAAATCTTTTCTCACAGGGTCGAAGAACTCGAGTGTGAAAGTAAAGCTGTCGTTGAACTCATTGAGTATCTCCGACCACTCGTCCGCGGTAAGATAGTTCCAACATAAGTTATCTAACTTGTGTTGGTCACGACCTATCCTTTGTCCTGTGAATACACCGCTTGCATTGCGGGCTTCGGAAACCAAAGTTGCCACAAGCCCGCCTAAATTGCTCGGTGCTTTATAACTGTGTCCATTTATCTTAAAAGGGCTTGCTATATTGCTCATAATCCACCTCTTTTAATATGCGTTTGCAAATGCACCGCTGTTTACTCTAACTCCACGTTTAGAGTTGTATCTATCGTTAGCCATTCCGATAGTCTTATCGGAGATAGCAACGTTTAAGTTCTTATCGTTCACCGCCTGTATGAGAGTATAAATCGCGCTCACCACATCTGCGTTAGCCACGCTAACACCCGCTGTGATACCCGCAACGATTTGGTCGTTATTGGCGACAGCGGTTCTGCCACCCATACTACCGACCATTTCAGCTCCCGCTTCTCTTGCGATGAATAACTGTCCCTCGTCAACGAATCCACCATTTGCAAGTCTAGGCAAGCTCACGCGAGATAGAAGTGAAAGCCCACTCCAATCTTCGCCTATGAGGTCTGCGCCCCATTCGACGACATCATTAAATCCGTCGATAAGACCGTTAATACCGTCGATGACCCTGTTGATAGCTCCCTCAACGAGAGTGATGACACCATTGAATATTCCTTTTGCTAAATCTTCTATAGCACCGACTACCGTTTCAAACGTAGAACGTATGGTTTCCCATGCTGTGCTGAACGCGTTAACGATAGGGTCGATGACAGTTGTTTGAAACCATGTCGCCACAGTTTCCCAAACAGCCTTTACATCTTCCCAAAGCTGACTAAAGAATCCGCTAACCGTTGCTACAATAGGAGCAAAGAAGTTTACAATAGGTGTGATAACTACATTGTTAAACCAAGTAGCGACTACTGTCCAAATAGCCTGTATGATAATCCAACAACCTCTAAAGAACTGACTTATCCATTCCACTATCGGTCTAAAGAAGTTTACAAGTGGAGTTACCACATTGTTATTGAACCAAGTGGCTACCGTGTTCCATACATTCTTAATTGATTCCCAAGCGTTAAGGAAGAACGCTTTTATGGAATCCCAATTATCCTTGCAGATAATTACAAGCTCTGCCAATACTGCAACGATACCCGCCACAACAGCGACAACCAAAGCGGGAGCACCTAACAGGATTACTCCAACCGCAATGAGTGCAATTCCTATAGTCTGCAATATTCCGTTGATTACAGAGCCACCGTTCTGCCATTGCTGAACAAAGTTCGTAACCGCACTAATAAGACCGCCTAATATTGCGCCTATGCCACCGAATACCGATGAAGCACCGAATACCGCTTCGAACGATTCTCCGAGCGTACCCGCACCGCCAACAGCGAGGGCAATCCACTCAACGATTTTTGAGAAGAACTCCATTACCACAGGTGCGAACTCTGCAATCTTTGTAACACCAATCGCGGTTGCAATAGCACCGCCTATTGAAGTACCGATAGCCAAAGTACCGCTATCATCACTTGCAATCGCGTTTGCTAAAGCCTTAAGGATTCCACCGCCTAGTTTGATAAAGAACTCACCCGCTTTAGCGAGTATCTGTCCTATATTGAGCTTACCTATGGCTTCTCCAATCTTCGTACCTAGCTCTGCCCAATCGGTATCTGTACACGCCTTAACAAGTGCATTGAGTATACCCATGATTAAACCATTCGCTGTTTCCCCAAGCTTTGCACCGTCAAAATTCTTGAAGAATCCGTTTATACTACCCGCAATCTTGTCGCCAAGTTCTATCCAATCGAAAGTAGTAACGAATCCATAAAGGAAATCAACAGCGCGATTCCAAAAGTTCGCAATAGCTGTTCCTAACGATTCACCGTCGATAGCGTTTATAGCGTTATTAAAGAACGTCGCTATACCCTGTCCAATACTTTCTGTATCAATCGTAGCTAAAAATCCATTTGCGAAATTGATACCGTTCTGTATCATCTCGCCTAATTTCTTTCCCCAACCCGCAAAGTCGAAGCTTGCGACTATAGAGTTGAGCTTTTCTGCCAACATTGCGCCCGCGCCCGTCCAATCACCCGCGTTTATAGCGTCTGCGAATGAGGTCGCGAACCCGTCGTTGACGGTCATTTCTTCAAAAGCGTCGCTCATGTCGGAAGCAGAGCTTCCACCACCGCCACCATTTGAAGCACTAAATACATTTAATTCATCAAATCCCGCAGTAAGTTCCTTGACCGAATCACTTGCACTACCCGTAGCTTCTGCGAAGCTAGTCTGTTTCTTGACCGCTTTTGTCCATGTGCTACTACCCGACAGCTTTGCGAATAACTGATTAAGGACATTCAGTAATGAAACGACCTTATCAATCACTATCTCTAGCGCGGGAGTGAGCGCATTGATAAGCGGAGCTACCATAGCACCAATAGAGTTCCTAAAATACAAAATGCTAGTAGAAGCTGAATCTAGGTTCGTGGCAAGAGCTCCACCAACAGCTTTAGAATAAGAGTAAACATTCTTCGTACCGTCGATAAAAGCCTTACCGATTTCACCGATGACATTACGGATAATCCTATATGTTAGTATTCGCTTAAACTGTCCTAGAAGCTTGCCTAATGTTCCCGTAGCTTTCTTTGTATGTTTTGATAAAGCTTTGATATTAAAGGAGAGGGGTTTAAGCTGTTTTGAAAGCTTACTAACCTGTGGCGTAGCTGATTTTGCCTTGTCACCAATCCTAGTAATATTGTTTATCACCACTTGCTGTGGAGCATTTTGTGATGAAGCTTCCTGTAGCTTCTCTATCTGTTTTGTAAGACCGTCAAGCCTTGTCTTGGTTTCGTTAGCGGGAGTTGATATTTTCTCGATTTTCTTACTTAAGTTTCCGAGCCTAGTGCTAGCACTAGTAGTCGCAGAATTAAGTTGAGTAAGCGCGCTAATGACGCGACCAAGCTGTTTAGTCGCGTCACCTACGTTCGCGGTTACTTCTATTTGCAATCTGTCTACATTAACTTCTGCCATTGTCCGACCTTGCTTTCATAAATGCTATCATCTTTTCGTAGTTGGCTTTCTGTTTACGAAGTTCCTGTTCTTCCTTTTCCTTTGCACTCATCGGATAAGGTTCGCTTGGATATTCCAAAGCTTTTGGGTGTTTATTGAATGGATTAAGAAGCGGTGCTACATCACATAGAGCTTCGTAGAAATATGCTCCTTGCCACCAAAGCCAAGTGTTCTGCTGTCTATCTTTTAGCTCTTTCGCTTTGAGATACGCTTTTGGCAATTCGTTATCACCCCACCAATATTCCTTTGCGCTCATTCCAATCGATAGGAACATCGGGAACAGCTCGTCAAATACTTCTGTGAATGACGTATAGTGTTGATTGAGAGTAACGTCACTTACTCCCAATCTATCTGTTCCCCCTCAACAGGTTCTTTCATGAGAGAGTTGATAGGCTCTGTATAAAGCTCGATAAGACGATTAAGGAGATTCTCCTTGTTCGGCATTTTCTCATAAATCTTCTGCACGACATCTTTCTTTGTAAATCTATGGTGAGCAAGAAACGCTCCGTCCCACAGTTTAGTAATCATAGTATCGGGCATGGAAGTAATCTTGGTGTAGTCGAAACCGTCTGCTTCCATAGCTTTAATAGAACCCTTTGTATATTCGAGGGTATAGTCTGTTCCCTCATAATTAAACTTAATAGCTTTTCCCATATTTTTTACCTCCTAGCGAAAATGGTTGTATCAGTTAAGCCCCCTCGACTTCATCGTCAATGTCGTCGTCGTCGGCTATTCAACTAGCTGAAAACTCAATAGGTGTAGACGGAGCAATGGTGATAACCATTTTTGCTACTTCGTTTACGCCACCGCCCGATACTCTAACTGAAAGCTGTCCCTCGAAAGAGAACTTTCCGTCCGAACCGTCGGGTGTAACTGTTGAGCCCGATACTGTAGCTCCGAACCAAACAGCGAACTTATTTGTGCCTGTAAGAGCCTTAAGTGTTTGGAAATCTGTCTTGTCATAGTTTGCTTCGAACTCCATAGCTTCCGAAGAATCTATACCCTTAATGAATGTCTGCATAGGGTCACTTGTTGTGGTTGTTTCGAGCATTTCGGGAGCTCCACCTAAATCGGGAAAACTTGTGATGTTTACAAGCTTCTCATAAGTTGTTGAACCGCCCGATGTAGTTCCTTTCATAAGGAATGTCTTAAATGTGCTAATAGCCATTTTATTTACCTCCTGTAAATTTTCTCGTCATTGCCTACCGTAGCAATATATCTAGCGGATAGGCGGTAATAGTTATTGTTTGGGACAGGTGTTACTACTTGTCTAATGAATCCTAGTCCCATTAAGGTTTCATCAACTTTACTGAAAATGTTTTTGGCGTTTTGTTTCTTCGAGTTTCCGTTAGTGTAGATATTGACTACATACATGACCTCTGCGTGTTCCTCGCCTTTTGATGAGATAGTGTCCCTACGCGTATAGTTATCGTCCTCATACAGAGCCACGGTAGGAAAAGCTTTTGGAGTGAAATCCTCGATAGATTTCATCGTCACATTAAAAGAAGCAAGGGCACTTCTTACCTTTGTATAAACTTTAGGCTCAATGTCTATCATCTAAAAACCCTCCTTGCTACTTCCTCTAATCTGTTTCTCATTTCCTTGCCCGCTTCATACATACCTTTGTTGGCGGGAGTTCCTGTAAAGGTTTCCCCGTTCCATTGCCATGTACCAAAGCGGTGATACTGTTGTGCTCTGTGAGTTGACGACCATGCGTCGGAGATATAACCGTGTTCTGCGCCTAAAGGGTGCTTTGCGTCATCACCTGTACCGAACTCAATGAAGATAACTGCGTTACCGCTTGCTACGATTCTGTATATTCCGTTCTCTTGTTCCACGAATACATTTGAATCATTAACTCCCGCGCGATAATCAGCTCCATAAAATCCAAGTTCGGCTCTGCCCTTACCTATTTCTGCGAGTTCCTGTAAGAACAGGTCTACCTTGCTGATTAAATTCGCTTGATAGTCTTGGTATTTTGCTATGGTTTCCTTTAGGTTATTTACCCTTACGCTTAACATCATTCATACCTTTTAATGGCTATTGAAACCGTATTAAAGGATTTTGCTACTTTCAGCACACGATAATATTTACCGTCATAGGTTATACGTGTCGTTTCTGTGATAGGTAACGAAACGTCGTCCGAAACAACGATATAATCGAAGCTGTCTAAAATACCGAACTCCTGTACAGACGCGTTCCCACTAGGCGTTGAAACGCTAGCCTTAAATTCCACAGCGGTATTGTACGAAGCGGTCTGTTCGCCTGTGTAGTACGTTTCAGTACCCTCGATGATAGTGCCCTCCGTGAGCTCCTTATAGGTTTCGTATGAAAGAGTAACTTTGTTCCGCTTAAGTAGTTTCATTGTCCATTACCTTTGCAAATGGTGTTAACTGTGAAAGTATATCTTCGTCGTTCACAGACGCGTAAGTCCTCGACACACCGTTTTCCGTGTGCATGATTTCTCCCTCACCACCGTTTCTAAAATAGATACGTGAAGCAAGCTTACATTCAAGCACCTCATACTGTGTAGGAACTACTGCGTCTGTAGGTCGTCCAAACGGATATAAACGATTAAGAACTTCGCTTTCAGCAATGGTAAGGCACACAGTAACATCTGCGTTATTATCACCTATCATGTTTCTTATAAGTGTTTTCTTCTGTTCGTCTGTCACTTATGTGCCCTCCGTATTATTTCTTCTTGGTTTTCTTCTCTGCCTTTTCAGCTTTTACTTCCTCGGGAAGTTCCACCTTTACGGTGGAAGCTTCCTCGACGTTACCGATTATTCTACCCATAATCACCTCTTTAGTTGAGAACTGTTATAGATGTTGCGTCTGCTGTTTCCGAACCGATGACGAGAGCAATCTTGCCCGCACCTACTGATACGCCTGTATCGTCTTTAAGACCCTTGACAGTAACAGCGTTTGTATCACCTGTGTTCATAACTAAACAGCTCTGTCCGTTCTTGATTCCAAGTGTGAGAGCTTTTGAAGCTACGGAACAAGCAAATGCTACTACCGCTGTTGTTTCGTCTGCCTTGAGCGTATAGCTGTCGGTCAACGCGAGAACTGTAGTAGGGAGCATTGAAGCCCATATCTCACCACATCTAATAAAGTTATCACTACCCTTTTTAAGAGCTTCTTCGCGCAGATAACCGTCTGTGAGTTTGAATTTAGTCTTTGTTGCCATAGCTTAACCTCCTTATGAGTTTGCTGTGCTTGCTCTATGAACGTAAACGCCCTTGAGCTTGTTTCTCTTAACAAATGTGTCACCGTAAACGCGAATATCGAACTTATAAGCGTCTGCGTTGATGTTCTGCTCGGGTGTCCAAATTCTTGGAACTCTGTGCTTGATAACCTGTGAGATTGCGCTTGGGTGTACAATCATGAAGTTGATAGCGTATGAATTGCCAACTGACGGAACGTTTGTCCAACCTCCCGCTGTTTCTCCCGCTGTTACACCGTCGAAAAGCTCGATAGCTGTGTTAAATCTGTTCTTTGGAACACGTACAACAGGCATTGAGTTGAACATCTCGATTTCTCTCTGTACGCCATTCTCGTTTGCAAGATAGCGAGTTGTCTTTGCCTTAAGACCACGGTAGAACTTCTCGGAAACGAAAAGGATTCTTCCCTCATAAGGAACTTCGTTGTCGCCCATTGATTCCTCTGCTGTGTCGATGAGTGAAGGACAATCTGTTGTGCCTACTGTGATGTCTGCACTTGCTCCGTCTACTGTATAAGTAGAGCCACCCTCTGTATAAGAAGCAGAAGCAATCTTTGCAAAACGATAAGCGTCGATTTCGGGAAGCTCTTTTGTTCTAACGAACTCACCTGCAAGTGTTCCGAAAGCCATACCGAGAGTTTCCTCATTGTCCATAGCGTCACAAGTAAGTGAACGACCACGGTCATAAGCTAACTGTAATGTTTCCCATGAACCATTGATAGCTCCGTTTACGAAACCTGTTGAACGGTCATAATCTCCAAGTCCGTCAAGTGATGTCTTAAAAATCTTTGCTGTCTGTGCTCCAACCCACTCTACAAGGTCGCTTGGTGTATCGAGAACAGCGGTGATACATTCTCTCTTGTAAATCTCGTCAAGAATCGGTGAATACTTCTCTGCTAATGAAATAGTGTTTGACATTTTGTTTACCTCCAAAAAATTATTTTAATCCCGCAAATTTGCGTAATTGTTCCATTTCCTTTTCCTCTGCGGTCTTTGTCTTTACAGGGTCGCCCGCGCTAGGATTAGGCATATTCTCGAGAGCTTTCGATTTGATTTCCTTATCTCGCATATCGAGAAACTGTGTGTGCATTTTGAAAAACGAATTTAAGTCCCCGTCTGCTAGTGCCTGTGAAGCATTTGCGAGTACGTCGTCCTTGTAACCGAGCTTTGCGAGCTCAATCGAACAGCTAGCAATCTTTTCTTTTTTTTCATACTCGGCTACCCTAGCTTCAAGCTCTTTGGTTCTTTCTTCCTGTTCTGTTTTAAGCCTTTCGTCCTCGCTCATTTTTTCTTTCATCTTCTTTTTGTAATCAGCGTTTTCGGAATTGCTCTTTGACAGGGCACTTTTGAGCTTTGTGATTTCTTCTGTGTTATCGTTAAGCTCTAACTCCAATAAGGCGTTTACCTTATCTTCGGGTGACATTGAATCGAATCCCTCGATACTACTTGTGTCAATCTTCATACATTTTTCCTTTCGCGTTTTTAGATGTTCCCTCATCGTATTTTCCGTTTGCAGTTTTCTCTGTTTGCGATTAACGTTTTCCCTAACGTATTAAAAAAGTGCCTACTCATTGAGTAAGCACGATTTTGCTTTTAATTCGTGGCGTTTTCCACTTTTTATTTGATTTCTATATAGCACCTACAGTTCACGTTATTCTCTGCCCTAGTGAACCCGCTAGGTGTCTTTGCATAATCACCGTCATACGTGTAGAAATTCTCGTCTATCGGTATCGTTTCCCCGAACAGGTAATCATGCGTGTCGCGTACCTTTGAATCTTGCATTGTGACCCACGTTTTTGTGGTAGCCCCCGCTTCCATACCTCCCGATAGTATTGCTTCGTTGAACATTCGGTGGTATTCGGTTTCTGCCACTTTCATGAGTGCGCCTGTGTCGCCTTTAGCTACGTATTCACGCACCCTATCTACGTAGGTCTTGCCCTCTATCTTCAAAGTGAGAGAGGAATACATTTTATCATCATTCGGCATAATCCCCGTGGCAAGCATTTCGTTTACCGCTTCTATACCGTTTTGATATGCAAAGATGAGGTATTCAAGGAAGTCGTCCTCAATCCTTTCTCGTCCCGCACTAGAGCTTTTTGGTTCTCTAGATTGGGGCAATAATGGGAAAGGAGTGCTCATGGCGCGAACCTCATCGAGTTTTGGTTTTAATTCATCAATAACATCAAGGTCTGTATGGTATTCGTCCATATCATCGAGAGTAAGGTGATATTCCTCGAAATCATCTTCGAGCTTTGTCCTAAACTCATCGAATCCCTTGATGAACAGTTCTTTCACGCTCATAGGCTATTAACGTTGTCCATAGCACCTGTTATATTATCGGAGTTTGCTTTCTCGTTAGTAACGCTCTCGTTAGGGCTAGGAACAGGGGCTTCTTTCTTTTCAGTTCCCCATACCGCGTCTATGTATTTCTTACTTTCCGCGACATCGTTTACAGGGTCGTTAGAAAGCCCACTCATTGCGAGTACCTTTTCGGGTGAAAGTCCAAGCTGTTTGAGATTGAGTGCTCCCTGTGACTTCACAAGAAGATTACTCATTTCTTCTCTAGGTATCTGTACTTCGAAATCATTAAGTGATATATCGAAATCTGCCTTTGTCTTAAGTATATCGAGGAATATCTTGTCGAACTCTCGGTTACTCATCTTGAATAAGTCCTCGGTATTTCTACAATGCGTATCTGCCATTGCCCAACCATTACGCAAATAAACAGCTCCAACATTGTCGCTCGTTCCACCGCTTGAACGGTTAACGTATGGTATTCCCGCTTTATCACAAAGCTGTTCGTAATAATTATCGAGAGTTATCTGTGTTTGGCTTTGGTCGAGCTGATTTGCTTCCGTCCAAAAGTCTGCCTTGTTTTCTCCCGTTGACTTAAGCACCAACATTCCCGCTTGCATTATGTCCTTTGTAGTAGTCCCCTCGGGGAACTGACAGTTGACAGCAATAGCGAGAGATTGAATGAACTGTTCGATACCGTCAAGTCTGTTGGATTCTACTCTATTGATAGCGTCCATGATTGACAGACAGTTTTCAAAAGCTCCCATGCGGTTCTCGTTGAACTGATACTCGATGATAGGGATTCTCTTAAGCGGGTTATCTTCCTGTGACACGATAGAAAGTGCTGTCGCAACAGGAGTGTCATTTGCTTTGGTCTTACAAGTTGTAGTACCTTTGAGCTTGAAAATCTTTTCCTTTGTATAAACGTCGATATAGATTTCCTCGCCTATCTGTATGAGGTTTACTCCCATATTTCTAGGATTTCCTATCTTGTATGAGTATGTATTGAACGCAGAACGCGGGTCTAGACAGTATACCTTGCATGGTCTGTCTGTATTCGTATCTTTGTTTGCCCTAACGAACAGTACGCCTACACCAACGGTATGAAACCAATTCGCTACTTGGTTATCGACCATTTGCTTACCACTTGTGTAAAGGTAATCGTTGAGCTTTTCGATTTTGCTTGCTTTGCCTTTTCTAGTTACATAAAAAGCGGGCTTTGGCAAGAAATATCCGTTCTTGAACACTACAACTTGGTCTGCATTGTTTACGACAACCTTGTTGCATATATCTTTACGTACCTTTTTCTTCCTGTCGAGAATAGGCTGAATACCTCTGCGATACCAATACAGGTATTCTTCTTCTGCCATGTTCTCCATGTGGAGTATCAAAGCATTATTAACGACATCAATGATATTGTTCTCATCGATTTCGTCTATAGTATAGATTTTTCTTCTTCCCTTTAGTATCATTTCTCACCTCGCGGTACAGACCGTAGTACCTCAAATTTGCTTTCCGCTACTATAATGTCCGATTTTCGAATCCTTACCTCGGCTGTCCCGCCTTTTTCGATTATCTTGATTATTCCGTCGATTATTTCTTTCGGTAATTCCATATAATCCTCGCTTTAATTTCTATATATAATTTATTTAATCCAAAGTAAATGGCGACTTTTGCATTATTTCTTATATTTATATGATTTTGTTATTTCTTCGGATTTTCCGAACTAATATTTTTAGAATGGGCGGTTCACAATAGTTGCCACATTCAGTACAGAGTTCCTTATCTCGTTTTCAAGTAGCGAGAGAGCGTCAATAGCGTCGTCGTGCAGATTCTTTCCTGTTCGGGTGTACGTCGTCGCTTCCCTAAAGAACATCGCATAATCACTCCCGTGGCTAACCGTGCTCGGGTCTAGGAAGAAGAAATGCTTTTTTATGTTGTCCGAAGCAAACTCTATCCTAGTTTTCTTGTTCGTTATCGTCCTTTTCGTCCTTACTCCTACTCGACCACCATTTTTGCGTACTAGTTCCTCCACGTCACCCGCATAGTAGTTTCCTCCGTTATTCGATTCAAACGTCACATTCGCTACCTTGTGCTTCATCAGCATATTCGCGCATTTTGGCTTCGTCACATCGGGTGGTGAATTGTCGAATACCACGTCCACGATATATATGTCCTCTCCGTAGATATACGCTATAGGCATACTCGTTGAATCACTACCGCTTTCCGCTGTGTCACATACCGCTATAACGGAATCGGGCTCTACGTCCGTAGGAAGCGCAAAGAAGTAGTTTAGCTCCTTTGGAGGTAATACTAGCCCTTTTGCTTCGAATGGTTGCTGTTGGAACTCACTTTCGAACTGTTCCGCTGATAGTAAATCCCTCTGCTCCCTAAAGTACGCTGTCGTGAATACGTGTTTCCCCTCGCGTATATACTCATAATTGCTCTCGTCCGTCTTTATATCGAGCGCGGGTATCTCTATGGCTCTCCATTTCCAACCCTTTTCCCTAGCAAAGTCCTGTGCCCGACCTATAGGGTCGTAGAGCGAATATCTCGTTCCTGTCATCACCATTGGTGTTCCCTCGATTAGTCGTCCCATGATGTCGCCCGAAATAGCTTCCCATTTATTATCTAGCCTTGTCCTGTTCTGCGCTTCTTCTCGACCCTCTACGCAATCGTCTAGATATAACAGGTTCGTTGCTTCCGATAATCCTACCTGTATCGCGTCTATCGACCTACACATTATCGTCGGGAATCTTCGCTTTCCGTTTAGGTTTATCGTTCGGTTATCCGCGTTCGTTTCTACTAGCTTCGCTTCGGGGAATATGTCGTAGTACAGGTATTCATTTGGTGTTCTTAAGTATTCCAAGCACCCCTTATAGAATGAATCCACTAACGCAGTTCCCGCGCCCTCCATGAGTGTTGCCTTATCGGGATTCCTACCGCTTATCATGTTCACGAAGTTTATACCTGTCTGTGATTTACCGCTTCTTTTTGGCATTGACAGCGTTAATAGTTTCAGTTTCCCCTCCAATACGTCTTGGAACGCTTCCACCATTGGCTTTAAGTAGTGCCTACGCGGTGCATAGAACTTCTTGTCGAATGGTTTGTCTATCTCTATGTACTGCAAGTATGCGTCAAACTCCACGGGCGCGTCGAACAGCATTGCCCTCTTATATATCCCGTACATTGCGTCTACATTCTCGCCCTCTGCTATCTGTAGCCCCTGTAGTGCCTTTTCCCGTAGTTCTTTCGCATAGTAGTGCGCTTCCTCTATCCTGTATTCTTCCCACTCCTTGCTCATTGCGAACCAATCTCTATACGCTTCTTTATCCATTGGGTCTTTCTCTATTGCTCTCATGATTCCTTTATGGATAGTCGTATATCTATTGTATGTTCCGTTATCGTTCTCCCTTACTCGGTATTCCATAGTCCTCCTTTCGCGAAGCGAAAAATTTTTGCCGATTTTTTGCTATTCGTACTTCTTAAGCCCCGTTAAGTGCCTTTTTTATTTTTTGCGGTGGTCGAGGGGCTTAAGGGTGCTTGCTCTAGTTCTATATATACCCCGTGGGGTAGGGTATAAGCTAAAATAATAATAGATTGTGATTGTTTTACTGTTACAGATACCCGCCCATAGTACCCCGTATATAGTGGGCTTGTTGTTTCTTTTGCTCTGTTTTATATCTATTGTGCATACTGTACACCACCCCATTATATAACCCCGTGTATTTAGACACCCACCCGTACAAATTGCACAATTATAAACGCTTCGAATTCTACCGCGCTATATGGTGAAGTATTCTGTACGTATAACTAGACGATTCTCGCTCAAATTCTCGCTAACCCTTGATTTTATTAGCTTTTTAACTAGACGCTTTTTAGTTCTGCTCGCTCCGCGACGGGCTCAACACCAAATCACAACAGGCAAGCGGGCTAGACGTATATATTATTTTACCCACGTAATAATCACAGAAGAAGCAAAACATATTTAATAATTAGATATAATCAGCAATAGCCCGCATTATTAGAACTATTATATATAGGTTTATTATATATAGTATTATTAGGGATTCTGCTTGATTCTTTCACCGCTAGCGCGGGGCGTTCCTGTTCGGGGTTGTTGGCGTGGCTCGGGTGTGTGGTCTGCTCGGGCTTTGCTGTTCTTGCTTCGTCCGCTGTCGCGGTTTCTCGCATAGCTTCACGTATAACACGCTTTACAAATCCCGCGAACGTTTCCCCGTGTTCCTGTAGATAGTTCTCAATTTCTTGCGCTTCCGCTTTGGTAAACCAAACCGATTTTTGTTTCAGCTTCTCGCGTTGATATTGCTTGTCGTAGTCTGCTTTATTTCCCATTTCCCACCCCTTTATATAATACTAGTGTACTAGTAATCTTGCACAAAATCAAGCCCCAATTATTGGCTATTATTTTATTATATTTTTGTTTACCCCGCTTGACATTTTATGTAATATAGTGTATACTTTAGATAGTTAGAAATAACTAGGAAGTAACAAAAATAGCCCGCTACAGTTTGGCGACGGTCACGGGCTACGGAGTACAACAAGGGGCGAATTATACCCGCTTATTATACGCCCTTATTCTACCACAAGCGGGAGAAAAGGAAAAGAGAAAATGAAAACTTACACAATCACAGATTACAACGAAAGCTATTTTACAAAGGTAGGCGCACAGATAGAGCGCGCACAGTTTGGCGAGAACGCAACACAGCTAGACAGTAAGCAAGCATGGCTTCACAGAATCGGAAAGTATATCGTGCTTCAATCATATAATACGCTTGTTGGTGTTCTTGATTCCGACAATATGACATTCTTCGAGTTTGGCAAGTATTCCCGCACAACTTCCGCACAGGTTTCTAGGTTCTGTTCCCTTTATGGTTGCAAGCGCGAACTTATAAAGGAGGTCTAAACATGGTAAATAATATTTTAATGGCGGTTTTGATTCTTGATTTAATCGCGTGCGCTGTTTTAGCTGTCCGTGAGTTGATTCTTTCTATACTTGACCAAATAGACGAATGGAGGGGCGACAATGAATAAAACTACTTTATATATAGGGCTTAATGATAAAGACACAAAACGACAGGAAATCGAAACGCTAGAAGCTAGTAAGGTAGTAACACGCTTATTAGTTGACCTTTGCGGGGGCGGTACTATCTACAATGCAACAGGAATCTATACCCACGAAAACGGGGAAATTGTTATCGAAAACACGCTTCGCGTTGAGATAATAGAAGCAGACCCCGACGCAGTTTTGACAGTATGTCGCAGAATTAAGACAGCATTAAATCAAGAAACGATTATCGCACAAACGGAAGCAATAAACACAATGGCAATATAAAAGGAGGTCATACAATGGAAATTATTAAAAGCACAATCAATGATAAAGAATATCAATTTATATGTGAATCTAGAAGCACCCGAAGCGGTTTCGCTCATGACGTGACAATGTTCGTCAATGGCTCTTTACGCGCTAAAAATTCCGCTTTTTATCTTAACAGAACATGGGAATGTTGGCGTTATCAAAGCGCGGTACTCGGTGCGCTCTACAATGCAAAAAAGGAACAGCTCGACATCATGAAGCAAAATTTCATGTATATGGCGGGAATCAAGAGAATGACCGCGAAAAGGCGCGCGCAGTTTGAGGAAATAGCGAAGAACGACCCATATATACAAGAGCTTGACGCAATGCGCGACAGGGTAAAAGAGCTCACACCCTACAACGGGATTATATAAGGAGGGTTTACCATGACGCAGAAAGAATACAAGGATTTTTTGATAAATAATATCTTGGAGTGGCAGACCCGCGGACAATGGACGCGCGAAGCACTAGAAAAGAAAACCGTTAGAGTTTTAGAGATAATACACGATAACGTAGATTAAGGAGGTCATACAATGCGAAATTTATATATCTTGAATGTTAAAAAAGAGCTACTAGCCATTTTTTTAGATAAATGCGACGCAGACCCCACTTGTCCCGATATTAAGGATTATGCGAACTCATGGACAAAGGGAAGCGAGCCACAGAGCTTTGCGGTAAAGCTCGACAATGGAAAATATTATCAAATATGGGGATTCTCTCGCCATGAAATCGGGGACAATGTTACCCTGTATGGCGACCAAAGCGGGCGAAAGCTCGGGCGTGGAATCATAGTATCAAAACACAGCACAATGCACCCGTCAATGTCACAGTATGTACTCAAATAAAGGAGGTTTCATAATGGAGAAAGATACAACTAGATATTTCGATTATATAAGCAATGCAAACGACCAAACAGTAAACACTTACATTAGAAGCGCATATTCAAAACTTAATCGACGTGCAAACGCTAGCTTATCCGAGGTAGAGCGCGCAGTTCTAGACTATTACAAAATTTCAATCAAAAAACGTGACGGTGTGTCGGGAGCTTCTCTATACTACCGTGGCATAAATGTAATGTCGCTTGTGAATTGGAGGGACAGCGCAAACATAGTAGATTCATTGCGAAAATTTGAAGAAAGACGCAATGGCATACGCTACGCTTATAGTAACGCTATGCGTAGTCTGCATTGGGAAGATAAGGAAAGCTCTGTTTGGGTCATGTTTTCGGCAGACAATGAACGGTTTATTGATAAGGAGCGCGCGGTTGAAAATTATAATCTTAACGCAAAGTATAGAGAGGTAAAAAGGATTCTCCGACAGAAAAAGCAATTAAGCGAGCATATCCATTATCTGCGCGAACGTTTCCAAGATGATATGAACGATACAAAGCACAATATTTGTATGTGCAATGCGGATTTACACAAACTAATTTATGGAGGTATAGCATGATGAATCGAACACCTATCAACTATCACTACATGGGAAAAACTATCGAAGCAAGGACAGAGCGTCACACGATATGGAATGTGTATAAAGGGACGGTTCGTTCACGAATGGAAAGGCACTACGACGTAGACGGTATGCGATTCTATACACTTCGGGAAGCCAAGCACTACGTTTTTGAATCTACACAGGAGGTTATGCAATGAAAAATCTAGATAGAGCAAAAGAGAGTAAGCGCAAATGGCACGACGGAAAGCTTTGGTATGTATCGGCAAACGGTGAACACGCAGACGATATAAAATGTACCGCGGTCATAGGTAAGTATAGGCTCTATGCGGTTCACTTCGAGTGCGCGCTTCCTTATACGAATTATTACATAGTCGATACAACCAAAAACACAGTTTTAGAGATATGCGACGTTCACTTCACGATTCTGTCCGAGCTGAAACAGGAGCTAAAGGAGGTGCAGTAATGTATATATCAAAGTCGGATTTGGAATATCTTAAATCATACGCGGGCAAACACCCACCAAAACGCTTTGCAATGCTTATCGATAAGCTAGAAGCACAGCACAAATCGGGCAATGAAAAATCCCGCCTTGCAATGGAAGCGGGGCGAAAGGTAAACAAATGTTACGGACAGCTCGGAAACCCAACAGCTATAAAGCGTCCGAGGGTCTATAAAGATTATGAATCAATGGCACAGGAGGTATTATCATGAATGAATTTTATGCAAGAGAGCTTCACAAGCTCCTTACGGATATTGGATTTCGCTCGGTTGAGGTTAGCGGGGATTGGGTACGCGTCAAGATGAAAAACGGTGAGCTGTTTGAGCTAGAATGTCCCACAAAGGAAACAAATGTTCTTTATAATAGTTAACTAGTATGGTATAATATATTCGGAGGTTATTATGAAACCTAACACAATCGATTATGGCTCATGCGCGTTCACCACTCCAAGCGGAGAACGTTACAAAAGCCTAGATATTCTTATAAAACAGAATCATTTGCTTATCGCGGGTGCTACAGGAAGCGGAAAGTCTACGCTTGTGAATGACCTTATATGGCAACTTCTTTATAGTGCAGATATTTCCCTCGTCCTTATAGACCCAAAGCGTGTTGAGCTTGTGCGCTACAAGGATTTACCACAGACAATGCGACACGCTACCGAACGCGACGACATCGAGTATACGCTTGAACAGGTATGCGCTATCATGGATTCACGTTATGATGATATGGCAAAGCGTGGTCTACGTGTCTATGACGGTAGAGCTATCTACGTAATCATAGATGAGTATGCAGACATCTGCGACAATAAGAAAATAGTAGCGAGCGTAATACGCCTTGCACAGCTAGGACGTGCTTCTAAAATCCATGTATGGGTCGCCACACAGCGTCCTACGCGAGATGTAATCAATGGACGTATAAAAGTAAACCTAGATTGCAAAGTCGCTCTGCGTTGCTCTAGCGCACAGGATTCACGTAATATAGTCGGAATCCCCGACGCAAAGGACATTAAACAGTTCGGAAGCAATGGTCTTAAGGAAGCTATCGTTGTCGCTCCCGACTTCATCGACCCGTTCATGATAGATGTATTATTCATCGACGATACAAAGCTTGATGAGAGAGTACAGTTTTGGCTCAATCAGCTTCCCGATTCAATGAAACCTAGACAGGGATTCTTTAAGCGTCTGTTCACAAGAAAAGCCCGTCGCAATGCGTAACGGGCTATCTTTAATCTTATATATTTTCTTGTTTTACTTCTTGAAACGTGCTGTCTATCTTAAGCGGTTCTTTCGAAACCTCTATGGCAGAGAGCTTTACATTATCTAGATACTTTTTCTTCAAATCTTCCGTGCTTATCTGTTCTACATACGGGGTAGGAGTGATTGCCACTTCCTGTTTCTGTACGTAATCGTGGTTGTTGTTAAAGTCGGTTGCAAATACTACAGGCGGTATCTTTCCTCGGAGTGCTAACTGTTTCTTTGTACTCGCTATGTCGGTTCTTAATTGTGCTAATACCTGTGCGAAATTCTTATAGTTGCGAAGCTCCCACTCCCGCATGGTATTACGCGATACTCCTATGAAGCTTGCTACACCCTCGATGTCGGGAATAACGTCAATGCCTTTTGCCCAACTAACCGCGATGAAATCCCAATACGCTTCAATGGCAAAACTTAAATCCTCGACGTGCTCATACTTTCCTTGACTTCCAACTCCCTTGCCCGAATGTCGGGAACGCCTGTTGCGTATCACTTCAATGCAAGCCACTATGTCATTTGGCTCTATCGCGCTTATATCACCGCTATCCAAAAACTCTTTATACGCCTGTGCCTGTAGCTTATGTCCCATTTTGTCATATCCGACACGCGGGTTTTTATTTTTTGCGCCCTTTGGTCGTCCACGTTTTCTGCGTTTTGGTTCGGTGATTGGTTCTCCCTCTATGGTGGTTCTCACCTCTTTTGGTTCTTCATCTTCACAGAACATCATTGTCCTCCGATTCTTCTTTTGATTTCTTTACTCTGCCGATAACTCCCTTGATAATACCGACTATGATTAGAATACATATAAGCGACACTACTGTTGCCAACAAAAATTTCATTACTTCAAACATCTTTCTTCCTCCTATCTTTTGTGTACTATATCCGCGTGTTTCTTTCCGTCCTGTCCGATAAAGAATATCAGCTCGTCAGTTCCTAACTCACCCTGTATCTTGTCCAAAGCTTCTACCGCGCAGATTGCTTTACTTAATGCTTCTATATATTCACCCATTGCTATATGGTTGAGCCCCATTAAAAGCTCTACTAACCTTTCCTTTATATCTTTGTTATCCATGCTTCCTCCTGTTAGCGACTATGCGTCTATCGTCATATTCCTGTTTGCTGATTTCTACGAACTTGCTATTTTCATCTTCCTTAAAGAATCGATTTATTTTTACCACTTCTTCGTTTTTAATCAGTTCGAAGATTCCTACTGTATCAAAGTCCCCATTCCTCTCATCGAATAGAAATTCCTCTGTTATTACTTTCCACGGTCTATTTGACCTATATGGCATGGTGATTGGGTACATCTCATCTATTACTTTATTTACTAGCCCGCTGTTGAATGATATGGTTGGTTCGTTCTTATTTATGCAGTAACACCTGTCATTGTCGGTATACTTGACATCACCGTTAGGGTATACCTCCTTAAATAGTGACGACCTACGTTTGCATTGATATACTACTTTGTTCCCGTCTTTATATGACATTCCCCATACATCTTGTGTATCACGAATCGGTGTTAATGGATTCCCATATAAAAGCTCTATCAGTATCGACCTAGTTATCGAAAAGCTTGCTCCGCTGTGACCGTCTTTCATAAGAGATAAATATGCGTTGAGTGCTGATTCGTAACAAGCGTTCCCGTAATCCCATACCTCATTTTCTAACGCTTCGGGATTCTCCCTCTGTTGCGCTAGCCTTACTTCGTTCCTTGCCCAATCCGACATACTCATTCTAGTTCTTCCCCCACTTCATCTACTTTGACCTCGCCTATACGGGTGAGCATTTCTGTAAACGCTTCTTTCAAATGCCTGTCTAATATCTCCGACAGCTCTGTATTCGTTATCATCTGCGGTTCTACATTGACCGATGAGAGCTTTATCGGGTACGACATTGCCATTGCTTCTTTTAACTGTAATATCGCGCACATATCGTTGCACATATTTTTAATCGCGTATGCCTGTTCAAATGTCATGCGAAATCCTCCCACCTACAACCTCTGCAAGCTTTATTGTTTGCTTCTTTGTATCTTCCACACAGTACGCACAGCTCGTTTCTGCAATTACGTAGTTCCCTCATGCTGTCTATTGCCTTTTCTATTGCTTCACGTACCTGTTCTTCTTCCTGTGGAACTGTGTATGCAGACAGAATCCTTATCGCGTCTGCATTTGTCATTTCTTTTTGCCCTGTCATTCTTTATACCTCTTTCCTATTTGAATATTTCTTCCCGCAAAAATACTATTCTTGCGCCTTTTATTGCTATTGGTTTGTCACCGTTCTTGAATTTATCGCACCTGTAATCCTTGCAAATTGTAGGACGTATCTCATAGATGTCACATTTGTTTTCTTTCTCGTTCCTAAATGGGCAAGTGAGGTCTTGTATTTCTTTGGCGAATGGATAGTTGCACCTGTGGGATTCGTAGTGATTCTTCTTTACCCACTTGCGTAGCCTAGATATTTCTTCCTCATTCATCGGCAAGATATTAGAACAGCAATTTCCGCACCCGCTACATTCTCCATTGACGGTAAAGTCCTTTACTTCCTCGCGAGCCCAATCATATATACTTCCCGTTTTCATGTTCATATCGTTTCCCTCTCTGCTTCGTACTTTGCGATTTCGCGCATTGCGTCTGTCATGGTTTTTCCGCGCTTGATTCCTACTAGCCACCACGGTGGTGTCGGCATATCCTTATCTAGCGGTTTCCATAGGTGCAGACAGTTCTTGACGTTGTTGACGTATTCTTCTTTGGGAGGGTGAAACTGTACTACCCATTCATCATCTCTAAAAAAGATGTCCTTAATCATGCACATATCTTCCCAACTCGGGATTATTCTCTGCTTTATCGGTGCTACCGATACGTGCTCCCAACCTCCACCATTACTGAATATTACTGTACCTACAAAACTAGGTATGACTATTATTCCTTTTCCCCCGTCATTAGCTATCTCTAAACTAGATAGACGCGGGTTTTTCTTGATTTCCTCGATGTTCCTCATTCTTTTTCACCTTTACTACAAACCTTTCAATCACGGGAGTATTTCCCTCATACTTTCCCTCTTTCGCATGGTGGCAGAAACCTTTTCTGCTCGTCATCGGAAGCCATTTATGAAATGTACATACGGGAGCGTAGTAATATTTGCACTCGGGGCAATATATAATTTTTCTCATTCATGCACCTACCATATTTGCTGTCCAATACAGGTGTACTACTAGCCAATAGCCACCGACTATCGGTTTCCTGTCTAGGAAATTGATTACGGATAGTGCCAAAGCAACTACTCCGCAGAATACTTTTAAGCTCTGTTTCATTTGACCTCCGCTTTCTTTCGAAGCTCGCATAGAAATGCTACGTTGCAAGCTACATGGTCTAGGTGGTTGAGCCCGCTTTCTTCATCTACGCTGTCGGGATTTTCCAAATACTTATACAGGTGGCGAAGTAATGCGTCATGGTATCTTTCGATTTCTACCTGTCTGTAGCTCTCGGGGTCTTTGTACTTATTATCGGTAGCCCATGTACGTACTCGTCCTATTGCCCATACTATTTCTAGCGGTATTAGACCTAGCTTTATTTTTCCCGCGTCCTTTTTGTATTCTTGATTTCCCATATTCTCTCCCTTAAAAACGTGGATTTCGTTTTTGATGTATGTTTTTTACACTTTATCCGTAGTTTTTCTACATTAACTACGGGATTTCCGTTTTTAGAATGTGTCAAGCTTGAACACTCCGACTATTTTGCTAGTGACGTTCTTGCCCTCCATTATCATATCCACAACGTTTTCCGATACTTCTTCCGAATCGGTAACACACTCCGCGATAGCACAACGTCCATTTTTAGTTTCACAACAAACGTAGCTTCCTTTTTCGACTTTCTCCCCATGCGGGAGCATAAAATTATACCGCCTACAATCATTGGGAAATCTCACCTGTACTATGTTCATCTTTCTTCTCCCTATATATTTCTCCTAATATGTCTATTCCGATAAGCTCCTTGATGTTCGCTATCCATTCGTCCATGTCTACACGACCCTCGTTGTATGCGTCGAGCATTTCAAGTGAATCGTCTATGAACTCATTGATGTCATCGGGTGTCCACCCGTACTTGTCGAACAGGATAGTAAATGAAATCATCATCATAAGCCTTGTTCCTAAAATCACATCGCGTGTTGTTTTCTGCTGTTTCATTTCCGCGATGATTTCTGCTCGGGTTTTCTGCCTATGCTTCATAGTTGTGACAATAGCTCCTTTCTCTGCTCTGTGATTAGTGCCTTGACATCGGGCGACATAAGCTCATATCTTTTTTCTACTTCTTGGGCGTTATGGTATAACTTAAGGAAATATCCCTGTACAACGCTCGAATCTGCCACGCTCCACTCCGACAGAATACGTCTACTACCGATTGCTTTCTGTATGGTGTCGGGGAGTTCATTAAATGCCTTTTCGTCCTGTGTCCTGTCATAACTGTTACATCTTCCTATCGCACGTCTTACTAAAGCCCACGCTTCACCGTCTGTCATCGGTGTCTTTAGCTGTGATACTGTATTTAGTAATTGTCCTATGCTCGGAGCAAATCCTGTGTTGTTAGTTCGGTTGTACTGTTTGAGTGCCACAGCTATCGTTCCGTAGTCGTCGTCCTTTAGGTGTTCATACCACGCGTCTACTGCGAGTGACATATTCTCGGGTTTGAAGTTCGGGTACGTATACGTGATTATCATGATTAGCTTCTTTACTTCGTCCCTAGTCATTGTCTTTTTCCTTTACTTTATGTGGGCTATATTTGCACAGTACGCATTTGTTGCAGTAATCTCTATAATAGATTTCTTCATAACATTCATCTGCGGGTTTGCCTGTGTTCTTCGACCTAAATTCTGCATTATGTCTTATCGTGTCCTCATACTTCCCGCATATTCTGTGGCAGATAAATTCTGCCCTAGTCATGGTTTCGCTATTGTAATAGTAGTGGGTGACTTGATACTTACTTTCCTCGTCCCATAGTCTTTGATATTCTTTACGCATTTCATCTTCGTCGTCGAATATTCTAACTATGCCCCCGCAGTTCGTTATGATATATACTTTTTCTTCCATGTCATTCTCCTTATACATTGTCCCAATCTATGCCCGTGGGTTTTGCCTGTTTCGTTTCGCGTTCCTCAACAGCGTTCATTACCCAACGGATAATTGTTAAATAATGTGATTCTGTCTTGTACTTCTTCTCGGGTATATATTTGTCCAAGAAGTCTATTGCCTTTTGTGTCTTTGATGTCCCATATTTAGTACACAGCTTTTCGTACTCTGCTTGGGTTAGCTTTACATTCTCGAGTTCACCGTAAGTTTCCTTTGGCTCTTTTGCCTTTTTCTTTGGTGGGAGAGAAGTATTTTCTTCTTCTTCTCTATTCTTATCTATATCTTCTTCTGTAGCGTTACGTAACGTTACTGTAACGTTACAACCCGATTCAGCTAGAAGCTTCTGCTTCTCACGGTGTTTAGCAACACGTAATCGTGTTTTTTCTTTATTTTCCTCGAGCTTATCTAAACTTTGGTGCTTCTCCCAATTCGGTATGGTTATCACGTTGTCTATAACTTCAATCATTCCGTACTGTTCAAAAGTAGCAAGAGCTAGTCGCACCGTATTTATTGGTCTGCGGAAAACCGTAGAAAGCATTTCATCTGTGTAGGCTATCTTGTCATTCAGCATGAAAACTCCGCTGTTGTTTTGCTTTCCCGCTAGGCACAGGAGCTTGAACCATATAACGATTATGCTGTCCGCTTCGGGTAGGTTCTCGATAAGCAATACTTTTTCGTCATCGAAGATGTCGGTGACTATTTTTATCCATTTGACCTCTGCCATTATTTCCCCTTTGCCCTAAAATAAGCTCTGTACTTTGCTTGTTCTAACTTCCTTGCCTTGATAGCCTGTTCGCTACCTTTAAGCTCGGGGCTCTCGCTCTGTACCTTTCTTCTCATTCGGGAAACACTTTCGAATGTCGGGATTCCGAATTTTGAGAAGTTGAGATTGAAGAAGTAGTCAACCCTGTCAAGCGTGTAACCGTTGCGTTTAGAATACTGTTTAATTACTAAAGCGTATAATCTGTTGTCATTGTCCCTTGCCTTTGCGTCTGCGACCAAAAGGTTTCTTATGTCATTCTTTAGTGTGTCCATTTAGACCTCCTTTATCCAAATACCGAAACGTTCATAAAGTAGCTTTTTCTTGATTTTGAAAACGTTGTAAGGTACACCACCTCTGTAACCTTTTACGTCCTCTACTATCGTCTGCCCGTTCTTTTCATACACAAAGTCTGCTATATATTTGACTTCTCTAATCGCGTTGCCCTCGGGGTCTTTCTGCTTCGCTACAAGAACGTATGGCTTTTGCAGTTGAAGCTTTGAGATTTTCCCACGCATGAAGTCGTCCTCGAGTTCGATATATCTGTTCATTTCTTTTTTACTATCGAACTTTATGCCTTTGTATTCGGGCTTATCATTGTTGTACTTGCTTCCTTTTTTTCTACGCATTAGTTAAACGGAAGCCCCTCATCTTCTAGATTGTCGGGAATGTTCATGAATCCCTCCGTGCCTGTTGGTGTGCTCTTGCTGTCCGTCTGTGCGTTGTCACCGCTTGGCTTGCTTCCCTTGAACTCGACAGAGCCTACAATGATGTCGGTGGTGTAAACTTTCTGTCCCTCTTTATTGGTATAACTTCCTGTTTGGATTCGTCCGTTGACTACTAGCCCCGAACCCTTTTTGGTATATTTCCCGATTGCATTAGCGGTATTGCCAAATGCTACACAGTTGATGAAATCTGTTTCCTTATCCTTGCCCCTTGATACCGCTAGGCAGAACCTTACGAACGGGTTTCCGCTTGATTCCTTGACCTCGGGGTCTGCTGTCATGTTTCCACTTATGATTGAAATATTCATTCTGTTTTCTCCTTATGAAGTTTATTCCATTCTCTTTCTGCTTCTTCTTTTGCTTCATGCCTTGCTAGGCTAACTGCATTTGATACTCTTAAGCTAACGAACTCGTCATGCTCTCTGTGCGCTTCCCTGTAGGCGCGTACCCTTGCGATTCTTGCGTCCTCCGCTTGTCTAAATTTCTCATTTGTCCTGTAATTGTATTCGTACATAATCCATTCGAGATATTCTCTATCTTTGCTTATGATTTTCCAAAACGTACTTGGCTCAATCATGAACGTATTTTTGGTGCAATCTAGACATCTGCCCTCGATGAGTTCGTCGTCTAGAAAATCACCGCCACAATCATCGCAACGTTTTGTTTCTTCATAACTTCCTCCGCAGTACGGACACTCCGAAAATTCTTCGTAATATCCACCCTCTATCTCGTTATGTACTTCTCTGTAGTTGTGGGGTTCTTCAAAGATTTCTCCACAATCCTTGCATTTGTACATTCTTAATCCTCCAAATAGTTCTTACCGTATCGTTTCCGAAAGTCTGTCGCGTTCTTCCCGTATTCCTCTTGCCACCGTTCCTGTGCCCTAGCCTTTAACTCGTTCGTCAGTTCGACGTTGTTTCCATGAACTCCGTAACGATTATCTCTGTGATGAGCTCTGCACAGGCATACCATAAGTCCGTCATCTTCCGAGTATTCCTTATAGCCTTGTCTGCCCTCGAAGATATGATGAATCTCTATGTCCCGTGTAGTTTTGCAACAGTAGCATTTGCGTTCGTCGAAGTCGTCCTGTACTATCGAAAAAAACCTATTCGCCATGTTTCCACTCCTTGTATTCTTTAAGCTCTTTCAGTTTTTCAACGTCTATTCCCTCATTCACCGCGGTGTCAATCGCACCTTGAAGTAGGATAGAAAATTCCTCGCTGTTGTACTCTTTAGTGCTCTTATAGCATTGCATTTGTTTGCACTCGACCTTGTTCCCGCTTTCTGTGGTTAGCACAATGTCGCCCCTGTCCTTTACCATTTTGAAAAGCCTTGCAATTTTGGGAACTTCGCTTTTCGGAATTGCCATGTAGAAGAAATTTCCGTATGTTTCGACCATTAAATCGTGTACTTCTTCTTTGGTCGTTCTATGCCTGTCTGCGAGTGCCTTGCATATAGCCCAATAGTAGTTGTTCTGTCCTAGCGACTTTTTATCTCTGTGAATACGGAGGTCAACGTCTAGTTCTTTGCCTAAAAGCTTTTCCCATTTTTCAAGGCTATCTTCCTCTGTGGTAAGAGTGATATAGTCGAGATTATTCTTGTGGTAAAACGTCTTTATCTTTGCTCTCATTCTTTCGCTTCTCCGCTGTTACCTTTAGGTCGTTCATGACATTGGCGAACTTGCTTGCTTTAAGTTCCATGAGATTCTCAATCTTGTATCTCTTGCATATCTGTTCTTCTGTGACCTGTGCTTGCTCCATGACTTTACGAATAGTAGTTGCCATGATTTCGCTGATACATAGTTCTGCGTTTTGCTGTTCGATTGCGTTATCTACTTCCTCCGCGCTTGCGATTGATAGGTCGATTCCAAGTCCTAAAAATGCTAACGCGCGTCCTGTACTTGAACTTTCGCAGTTCTCAATGAAACTTGTGCGATTTATCTGCGTCGTTCCCTCGCGCTCATACGCATATCCTGTTGATAAGAGTGCGTCCCCCATAAGAATTTCTGTCTTGAATACGCACATACCGTCCTGTAGATATACCATTTCGGTCTTTATCGTTCCGTCGGGTATCAGTTTTCTAAATGCTTTGATTCTTTCGTTGACCTGTACATACGCTTTGCCCTTAATATCTACGGTCTTTAAGCCTGTGTTGGCTTCCTGTAATTCTTCAAATGTAAATAAGCTCATATTCCCTCCATTGTCTTTGCATAGGGATTCGTGTTATAATCTCTATGTCATTCTTTAGACAGATTAGCCACTTGCCCGTGGCTAATTTTTTTGCCATTCTTTTACTTGTCTGTTGACTTCATCGATGATTGCCTGTCCGTCACAATCCGTTAGCCAAGAAAACCAATCTCCCAAGAAGAAATGTTCATTGGATTCTTTAATAGCTACCATGTCTTTTCTTTTGGTTTCGAGAAGCTGATTCATGCTCCTTGTTAAACGTTGTTCATAGGTGGCTTTCGGATAGATTTCAAGGTTCTTCATTGCTTGCTTTTTAGCTTGCTGTTGGATTACTGCGAACATTTCCTTTTCGTTGGGGCTACTATCAGCAAATGACGCTAGTGTTTTGAGTGCTTGTGTATAATCGGTCACAGCTTGCATTACGATTGCTTTGGCGAGAGATTCAAGTCCCCCGTAATAGATTGTTGACTTGTATTCTTTCATTCGTAGCAGAAGTAATGACAATCAAGTTTTTTCCATACTCCATGCCCCTGTATCGATTGAGATTGATAAACCACATTGCTCGGAATTTGGCTTCCATTCTCTAATAAGAATTTTGCTACTTCTTTGGATAGCTCGGTTTGTTGCCTGTAAGCGTTACCGTCTACGAAGCAAGCGTACTGTATGAATCCCCCGTCACGGGCTAGGCAGATTTCCTTGATTGTGTTGCCTTTCCAATTCGGGCTGTTTTTGCGATTTAGTACGACGCTTCCAACGGTTACTTGGTGCTCCCGCCCATAACATTGACATTCGCCCGTTAGCACACAGGTCATGTAATAAAAATCTTCCTCCGTATAGGTTTGCTTGTGTTTCTCTGCTTCGGTTTCTTTTGCTTCCGATTGTGTAGCTATGGTTGTTACCTGTGATACTGTCGCTACCTTTGGTCTTGCTTCGGTTTCTATTACGATTGGTTCTGTCTTGCATAAGACGATTTCTGCTTCGGTTTCTTCCTCTACTGTTTCTGCTTTTGCTTCAAAGATGTTCGGAAAAGCTATTCGTGTGGTGAGGGCGCACATGGCAATAAGTGCGATGATTTCGAACCATTTGCCGAGTTTTGTTCTTTCCATTGTTTGATTACCTCCTTGTAGTACATCAACCTTTCGTCCTCATTTCGGATTCCGAAAAAGTCGAGCATACGTTCACAATCATCTAGTCGGAGAGTGAACGGATTTGTACTAATCGTTTGAGAGAAATAACTTCTTCCTCTTGTTATGGCTTTAGCTAGGTTTGTGAGTGTGTCGTCTTTCATTCCTAGTTGCCAAACTACAAATGCTTTAATTCTGTTAGCCATATTTTCCTCCTACTGTCGAGCGCGTTCGACAACTATCATAAAAAAATTTCATCGGGTGTAGTGTCCAAAGCTCTAGCAAGCTTTAATAGTGTTTCATATATCACATTTCCGTTCTGCATTTTGCCACTTTCAAGTTTGCTTATAGTCGCCATAGATACGTTGCTTGCTTCCGATAACTGCGCCTGTGTCATGTCTTTCTTTCGTCTTGCAAGTTCAAGTTTAGTCATTGTTCAACCTCCTTTCTATATCTTGTGTAAATAATCTAACACGCTAGACAAAATATGTCAAGCACTTTTTATATTTTGTTTACTCGGATTGACGAAGCTTGTTTTCTACTATATAATTTGATTGAGGTGAATACGTATGACACTAGGCGAATTGATACACAGTTATCGCAAAGAAAACCGCTTTTCAATGCAAGAATTTGCGGACAAATGCGGAGTTTCCAAAGCCTATATCGGGCTTATTGAACTTGGCAAGACAGGTCATGGGGATAAGGGAGATATTGACATCAAACTATCCACATACGAAAAGATAGCGCGCGGTCTTGGTATGAATGTCGATGATTTGTTTGCTACGATAGGCAAGAAAGTACAATGTAGGTCTGCAACTCCTATAGAAATGTATGACTTGCTAGATGAGGACGATAAGAAAAAGGTCGGCTTCTATATTGAAGCCTTATTGTCCGATGTCAAATATAAAAAAGAAGATGTTTACAATAATCAAGTAGGGTAGACATCGGAGGTCTAAAGAATGGAAGCAAGACAAACGAAAGCGGGAACTTGGAGGTGTCGCGCTTATAATAAGTTTACGGGTAAACAGGTTTCCTTTACCGCCAAAACGCAAAGAGAAGCAGAGAGAAAAGCTAACCTGTACTATCTTACGGAAGTCAATAATGTAACAACAGACCTTACTATAGGCGAAGCTATGGATTTATATATTGAATCTCATGAATCTATATGGTCACCTACCACTTTGAGAGAATATAAGCGCAATAAAGAGCGTTATTTTGACGATTGGCTTGATAAACCACTCAAAAAGGTGGATAATGTTATGGCGCAGAAAATGGTTAATCAAATTTCAAAAAACAGGTCGTACTCTACAGTTGAGAACGCATGGTGTTTGATGAGTGGCGTTCTACGCACGTACAAGCCCGCAGAGCGCATTTCGGTTTCTATGCCGAAGAAGTATAGGGAGCAGATACAGATACCCGCAGAGGACGATATACGCGCTCTCATCGAGGTTGCCAAGAACACTAACCTACTCGTTCCAATTTATCTTGGCGCGTTTTGCGCTATGCGACGAGGTGAAGTATGCGCTCTAGATATTTCACATATCAATTTTAAGACGCGAGAAATATTTATAGAATACTCTATGGCGTTTGACGGAACGGAATGGGTTAGAAAGAAACCCAAGACAGTTGAGAGCGTAAGACGAATAATTGCACCACAGATTGTTATTGACGCTATCAAGAAGCATGGGCTTAAGCCCGTTTCACCCAATAGAATAACCAATGGTATGCCTAAACTCTGTAAGCGCGCTAATATTCAATCATACAGGTATCATTCTATGCGTCACTATTGTGCGAGCAAAATGCTGTCTATGAATATTCCTATCCCCGATGTCATGCGCTATGGTGGGTGGGAAAATGATAGCACATTAAAACAGATTTATATGCACTCGCTCAATGAATCTATGCAGAAATCCGTCGATAAATGGAACGAGCAAACAGGTGATTTTCTATCCAAAAAAGTCTAGTAAAAGTCTAGTTTTTTCACGAAATATCGAACAAGTGCCTGTTATTTAGTTATTGTGTTTGGACATTGAAACATCATTGAAGCCTTGATTTTGCTAGCTTTAGCGGGAACGGTTGATTAACAAGGGGTTTCGAATTTTCGGTTCGAAAAGGGTATAAATAAGTTCGAACCCTGTCACCCCGATTTTGATTTCCCTAGTGTTTACTAGGGAATTTTCATTTCTAGGAGAGAAAAAAGTCTAGAAAAGTCTAGTCGCTATAGAAAATGACTAGTATTTTGTTATAATTAAGGTAATTTAATATTGCGCTTTCTCTTTTTTGATGATTTAGAGAGAGCTACCGAGCAAAGAGCCTGTTTCCGCGGGCTCTTTTCATGATGTCGGAATTTCCGACTAGTTGATTTTCTAAAAATCTGCTTTTTTGCACTTTTTAACAAGTTAAAATCTGCTTTTTTGCAGTTTTTTTCAAGTTGTTGATTACCGACAGATTCAGTAGTTCGGTTTTTCCGAACAGTTCAAATGGAGTTAAGGTTGAATAACAAAATGAAACGGGACGGGTGACTAGCCCGCCCCGCCCCCGCTAGGAGGAATATGGTTACGCCCACAAGCGTGGGTGTCAATATATAATGGCACAACTAGCACTCAACCTGTCGCTAGTAAGACACCAACCCGCACGGTCAAACGCATAGTCTGCACCGTCAATAGTGACTACTACATTCATCGGGTAAGTACCCATATTGTTGTACCACCAATCATCACGATTAAGAGAGGAATTATATTCCTTTATCCACCCTTTCGTGTGATTTCTGCTAATATATCCCTTATCCGTCTTGAACCAATTACCCGCCTTTGCGATTATCTTCACGACTTCGCCTTTAGCGTATGTGCCAACGATATTCTTACTAGAAGAACTCGACGGGTCGCTACGAATATTAAGAGTGTCTGCTTCGATAGTCTGCTCTCCCTCGACGGTTATGTCTTGGATTTCGTTAACGGTAGGAAGTTCATAGATATATTCTACGTGTCCTATCTGTAATGGTCTGCTAGGGTCATTCCCCGCAAACAGGAGAGCGTCACCCACCTGTAATAGCTCGGGATTTTTTATGTGCCCCTTTTTGATTTCTACGGGCACGGTTTCAAATAAATCGGAGGAATAAATGCCCGCGGTATTTAATAGTGAACACGTCTTGCCTATTGCCTTGTAAGTGGCACAGCCACTCGATGAGCAATCGGAGTACCACTTACCGTCCTTATAGGTTTGGTACACGTATTGTCTTAAGTTTTGATTGTAGGTATTTCTTCCTATAATTATCCCGTAGGTTTCGTGGAACTTCATGCGGTCATTTGCAGTAAGACCCTTATATCTACGAACGCACACAAGTCCTTTTCGCTTTCCATTGTTGGCGAATGAATTGTATCTGCTTTCTAGATAAGCGTATAGATTTTTGGTGCTTGGTTTCCCACTTCCATGTCCACAGATAACAATGCTTTTTTCTTCCATTTTTAGCCCTCGTCAATCTTTTTTTGGATATTGCTACCAAAGTAAAAAGAAATAATCATGGTAAAAATCGTCTTAAAGAACTCACCGTCCACAAGACCTGTTGTTGTCACATATATCCATAACCCTAAAGCAACGAACGTGACTATAGTTTTAACGGATATAAGTTTTGTAATCTTTTCAATCATTATGACCTCCATTCTCGGGCTCGGTAGGAAGTTTTAGAAACTTGTTCCGTAAGTCCGTCATCACACCGTTAGCTCCGAGTGCGTGATACTGTGCATAGCAATTCTCGAAGTTCTCACGGGCAAAGTGAGGGGCATAGCCCTTTTCCGTATACTTGTTATAATCATGGATAAGCTGTGCGCGTAGCAATGCTTGCAATCCAAGCTTGATTGCTTTGATATTGATTACGGTGTATTTGCATAGTACAAGGAATCCGCTAGTAACTAGTGCGGGAATCCCGAATGTTTTTAATAATTCAAATGATGTCATTTTTCGCCCCTCTTTTTAGTAGAATAGCCCGTAAGGTGGGCTAGCCCTTAATTATTTGTGGCAACCGCCTTTTTTCTTTCCCATAGCAAACCTCCAATTATTCATTGTTGCTCTGTTCTGTGTTCAATATTACTGTATAGGAATATTGACTTTTGATTACCTGTTTTTCATCGACATCAAACTTTTCTGCGATAAGTTTTTTAATGTCGTTAGAATCTAATACTATTGCTTTTTCCATGACTTATTCTTCTGCGAGTATCTGTAATACTTCATCGCGAAGCTCTGCGGGTACATCGTCAATAGTTTTCTTTCCTTTTTTGATAAGTGAAGCGTAAATCTTACTCATTGGATTCATATTCATACCTCCTTATAATTAAGCGTTGATAAGCTCATAGAGCTCAACGATTGCTTCTTGTATACTTGTGATGTCATCATCGGATTTCATATCCTTTGTCTTTTCAGCAAGAATGAACCACCACTCGCTACCGTATGTCTTATTCTGCACAAGGAACATATTTTTGAATGTTCCAACCATTGTCTGCTCGTTTGCGTCATTGGAAGTGATTTCTACTGTTGTAAGGTTTTCTTCTGTGAGGTCGGAATCCTTAATCTCTGTTTTAGAGATGAAGTTATTACCGTTGAGGGTAAGATTCTTAAGCTCTTTACCGTCTTTAAGTTTGATTTTGTACATCTTTACATTCCTCCTTAAACTTATTGAATAGATTGTTTAGATTTTCGCGCTGTTGTTTACTCATTATTCTGTAGAAGTTCATAAACCACGCGTTGTACCAATTTGTAAATTCTTTTGTCGTCATCTTACACGCAACCTTTTTGATTCTTCTTCTCATACAGGTCACGCGTTTCGGATTTACCTTGCGGATTATCTTACCTGTTTCGGTAAGAGTGTAGTGTATCTGCAAGAATCTCCATTTGTCGGACAGTTTGGCAATATGTGTTTTCTGCATATTGACTATTATTCCGTAGTCATGCGAACGTTGCTCGAGTTCTGTTAGTAGCTCTTTAAGTTCTTCTTTGGTTTGCGCTATCACATAGCTATCGTCCATATACCTCGCGCAATACGTTAGTCCCTTGACTATCTTTAGGAAATTGTCGAAGTCTATCGGGTATGCAATTCCCGCGGTCTGCGATACTTGGTCGCCTATATTCATGTGCTTGGGCAAGAACCTTTGTCCCGAAAGTAATGCTTTAGGTTTAAGTTCATGTTCAAGTGATGAGAACACTCCGTTAAGATTCTTTTCGTATTCTTCGTCTGTCATATACGAAACATCTACTCTCGAGCGAGCTACTATTTCTTCTAACAGCCATAACGCAGTATCATTTTTGACATACCGATTCATCACTTCCATAAGTCTGTCGTGACGGATATTGTCGTAATACTTCTTGAAATCCAACAGGAGGATATATCCCTCGTTAGTATGGTGTTCTCGATAGTAACGTCTTAAATGATACTCTAGTCGCCTACGCGTAAATGAAATACCTTTACCGACTTGGCTTGCTCCGTTATCGAATATAAGGTGCGTATTCACTTTCGGATTCAATACCTCATCGCAGAGCGCGTGTTTCACGATTCTATCGGGTATCTGCTCACCCTTTATAACCCTTATGTGACCGCGCTCATTGATGATAAATTCGGAACACGGGTGAAACTTATATGTTTTATTTATTAGGTCGTCTTGGATATTAGCAAGCTCCAAAAGATAGAACATTTCAAACTTCTGTACGTGCGGTTTCCAATCCGAACCCTTTTTAGCTCTTATAAAAGCTTCATAAAGCACATTTGCGTCGTATATTTCTCGCGTATAGCTTTCGTTGTTCTCGGAAGAAGAAGCGTCGAGTTTATCATTTACCATAAGGACGGACAATCCCTCCTTTCTTTACAAGTAGAAGCCAAATCTCTGTTGGCACACTAGTCTACCGTATCGAAATCGGGGCGAACGCCATTAGAGTTAGAAGCGTTGTTGTAGTTCGCATTACCGTTGTTGTTGACATTCGCAAAATTAGCAGACGAAACAGGAATTGCCCGTTTGAATCTATTGTCCGACTTTCTCCACCCTTTGATTAGGTCGATTTGCTCTTTAATCATTGTCCCGAATCTAGTGTATGTATTAACGTCCACAGGCAAGGTTTCTATCGAATATTGCAGTTCTTGAATCAATCTATAACATTGACCGATTGCTTCGTCTTGATGAAGTCGTCTTGCATTGAGTTCTTCTTCGCAAGTAGGATATATGCTATTTGCGATATATACCTCTTTCGTAATTTCTCTCAAACAATCAACTATCACGTCGCGCTCGTTTGCTACAAACCAATTTTCAAAGGATTCATAACGTTTCTTTATACGGTCATAGATTTCTTTTTCTTCATCGGTTAGCTTCTCATACGGTTTCCCGAATTTGTGTTCCAACCTGTTTTGTGCTTTCTTCTGCGAATAGCCAAAATCCCGTAATAGTAATTCCGTTATTTCCTTACGCAACTTTGTCAAGTGATGAAATACCTCGAATGGCGAGGGCTTTCTTTTTCCTTTCTGTACAGACATTTAATACCTCATTTAGTATCTGCCCCCTCGGGAGGGGGCATGATTTAAGATTATCCCTTGATAGAGAAAGCGGGGCGAACGCCA